TGGACAAGGTATCGCCAATGTGTTGTCTAATTCAGGTGTTGATATGTCTGCCTTCGGAGGAATGCCCAATGGCTAAGAAACTAGATAAAGCAAGTATGCCGTGTAACAAGCCACGGAAATCTCCCAACCCAGCAAAAAAGCGTGTTGTCAAGGCTTGTGCAAACGGTCAAGAAAAGATTATTCATTATGGTGCAACTGGTTATGGTCACAACTACAGTGCCTCAGCTCGCAAGTCTTTCAAAGCCCGACACAATTGCGGATCAGCAACAAACAAATTAACCGCTAGATATTGGGCTTGTAAGAATTTGTGGGCTGGTTCTGGTGGCTCAAAAGCAAGTTGCCCAAAGAACAGAAAGTGTAAAAAGTAATATGGCAAAGAAAGACGCTTGTTATCATAAGGTTAAATCAAGATACAAGGTCTGGCCTTCTGCATATGCTTCGGGTGCTTTGGTCCAATGTAGGAAGGTCGGAGCTGCTAATTGGGGTACTAAGAAACCTAGGAAAAAGTAATGGCAAAGAAAAAAGCAAACTTCTCTGCTGAGAAAAAGAAAGGTTTACACGGTTGGTTCTCCCGTAATAATGGTAAGGGTTGGATTGATTGTAAAACAGGTAAGACATGCGGTAGATCAGGTTCAAAAGACAAACGAAGCTATCCCGCTTGCCGACCAACCAAAGCAATGTGTACTTCTAAAGGAGTACGGGAAAAGAAAAGTTCTAAAAGAGTTAACTGGTCTTAACATAGGAAACTAAATGATTCACACACACACAATGTCGCAACCAAAGCAGATCAAGGAAACTGTAAAGGTTGCAAACCCAACAAACATCGCCTCAACAACAGCATATGATGCCCATGTCACAATGGTTAATCCCACTAGCCATGCTAATGGTATTGTAATCCCTAGTGGACCATATTCACATGTCATCATCAACCCATTACTGGCAAGCTTTACCACATCGGCTGGTATTCGGGTAACTGGTTGGTCATTTCTAGATGGTTATGGTGTATATATTCCAAACCTTTTATTTGCTGGGTCTATTGCTGGGGTTCAATCTACTGCAGGTATAACCGTTAACTCTACAGCACTAAAGTTTGTGCATGGTATTACCGTAACGTCTGGTCTTACTGCCCAGACATTAATCAACAACTCAGCCACACTGTCAGCTGCATCAATTGTTGTTCCAAACTTTGGGTGTTCTCATCTAGAGGTTGACTTTATTTCTGCCACAGCAACAGCTGATTATGCTAACTTTATTTATGGTTATTGCAGTATTAACTAAAATGAAATCAAAATTTAAATGTAACTGCGGAACAACCACCAGATTTACTGGTAAGCACGCTAAGTCCGAGTGCAATAAACGGGCTATTGTTTATACGAAAGGTTTGAAGAATGCAAAGTGATGAGACTCCTGACATTGACACCGACTTAACTGAAAACGTTGTCAATAACTCGGAACAATCTATAACTAATTTGCCAGAAGATGTTCAGCTACAAAAAGAAAAGATTGCTTTTGAAGCCTATGTTAAAAACCAAGGTGGCAAGATCCCTGAGAATTTTAAGGATGCTGGGTCTTGGTTTGATTCTCTAAAGAATGCTCAACGAGAATACACCAAGTCTAGACAAGAAGTTGCTGCCCTAAAGACTAAGTATGAACAAGGTGGTGCCAACAACCCAGACTATAAGGAACCACCTGTAACACCCGTTGTTAAAGAAGACCCAGTACCCAGCATTCCAGAGGTGCTACGAATACCAGATAAGCCTAAGGTTGAAGAACAACCAAAGGTTGATCCTGTTGTTAATCCCGATGATTGGAAATCTTGGACTGTTGAATACGCTACGAATGGTACCCTAAGTGATGAAACTAAAACAATTATTAAAGAAAAAACTAAGCTACCTGATTATGTCATTGAAGAATATATGTCAGGTCAAAAAGCTAAGATCGAAGTTGCTTACACTAAAGCAGCTGATATTATCGGTGGCAAGGAAAATCTTAACAAGCTGTTTGTGTGGGCCAGTAAAAATCTGTCGGAAACCGAACAAGCCAGCATGAACAGTTCATTGGCATCTTCTAATTGGGAGATTGCATTGCTTGGTCTACACGCAATGTACCAAAAGAAGAATCCAAACAACAAACTAAAAGAACCCGTGGTTGAATCCGTATCCAAAAAGGTTTCGGTATCTGCTACCCAAAGTCCTGATATGCCATATAGAACAAAACGAGAATTCTCTATGGAAAGAAACAACCCAGCCTTTGGAACAGATCCCAAGTACCGTAGATACGTTGAAACACGGATGATGAAAACCGACTTTAACAAACTTCCAAGTTAATCCGTTTATGAAAGACAGCGGATTAATTAGAGAATGTTTATAAAACAAACTCCCCCTTATTAGGTAATGGATGGTTTTGTAAACAAACTCACTCAGACTAAGACTCCATAAGAACAATCTAATAGATGAGATAATTATTTTGTCTTTCAATCTCTTATTTAGGAAAACAAAATGCCAGATAATTTAACAGCAGCAGACTTGGTGATGCGTACAAGTCTAACCGCAGAACCTTCAGGTGGTGCAGCAGGCGCAAACAAGCTGTGGCTCCCCCTTTGGTCAGGTGAGGTCATTAACGCATACGACCAATACAACGTGTTTGAAAACCTTATTTCCCACAAGTCCATTTCGGGTGGCTTCTCTTATGAGTTCCCTGTGACTGGTACTGTGGCGTTACAAGCGGCTTGGGATGCGGGTGAAGAGTTGGTAGGTGGTGACTCTAGCAGCACGACCTTCAAGATCAATCTTGACAAGCGTCCAATGGCTGCTCACTTTGAGACTGATAATGTTGATCTCTTGGTTACCCAGTGGGACTATCGTTCTGAGCTGGCTCGCCAAGCTGGTCTAACATTAGCCAATACACGCGACAAGCAGATTATCTCTGCATACATTGCCGCTTGTGTTGTTGCTCCACTTACCAGTGATCCTCGTGGTTTGGGTGTTGATAACTTCCCAGCCCCAGCAATTGTTGACACATCAACATCGGCTATTGGAGTTGCCGTCAGTGCTTGTACTGAAGCAACCGCCCTCAATATTCTCCAGAAGATTGAGGACTACCTTGTTTTCATGCAAGAAAACAACTATCCTTGTCAGAATGTGTATTGTGTGGTTACACCAAAGGTATTCCAAGTCATTCGTGCCTTGGGTATTCCACGGTCACCATTCAATGCCATTACAAGCTCTGGTGTTGTGGGTACTAGCAGTGTTGTGGCTGCAACCAACAACTATTCTAACCAAGCTATGTTTGGTGGAGAAAATGGTTTGGGTGCGCCACTGTCGGTTGGTATGAACCAACTAACAGATACGCTTGATTACATGGGTGTGAAGATTCTCAAGACCAACCACATCCCGCGCACTAATCTTAGTACTGCTGGAAATGAAATTGGTGGCTCCAAGTACAACCTTGTGTGCAACTCCGTTAACATCTTTGGTATGATTTTCCAACCAGATGCTGTTGCGGGTCTGTCACTGATGGGTATGAAGGTTGATACCGTCCAAGACGTTCGTCGTAACACTCAGTTCACCGTAGCAAGTATGCTCAAGGGAACTGGTGTTCTTCGTCCAGAGTTGTGCCAGATCTTGGTTGGTACCACCAGCGTTGCCGCTGGTGATACTTCAGCAGAAATTGACACCCGAGCCGAGCTTGCCAGCATCTTTGGTACTGGTTCTGGCTTTGGTGCTGAGTATGCAGTGACTGCTCCTTAATTCAACATTTTATTTATTTCGCTTCCAAGTTCCTAACGGGACTTGGAAGTTTTTCAGGAGGTTCATATGGGTCTAATTACAAAACTACAGGCTGTTAATCAAATGTTGTTATCCTCAGGAGAAAACCTGGTTGCTGATCTTGAGAACTCCAGTGGTATTGATACTGGTATTGCTGAGTATATTCTAGAGCAAACCAGCCTAGACTTTCAAATGCGCGGTATGGCTAATAACAAAGTTATACGCAAGATGAATATAGATGTCAACAACAAACTGGTTCTTCCGGTTGCTGATGGTGACGAGGAGGGAGTTATCGCAGCTGAGCTGGTTTCATTCCATGTCAACAGCGATAACACCCAAATCCGTGTCCGAGTTATCAACGAATCACCCGCTCGGCTATGGAACATCACAGATGATACAGATATCTTTGAGGCTGGGGTTGATTATTATGTTGAGTTAATCACTAAGTTGTTATGGGAAAAC